ACAGGCACAAAAAAGCCCACCAAATCGGCGGGCTGGGAGGGTTAAATGGCGCGACCGTAGTATCGGGTCAACATGCTTTCTACTTCGCGTATGGCGCCCTCTGTGTAGCGTATTTGAGACAGTATCTCGATCCGCTCGCTGATAGACATGCCTATCGCCGCTGCCGTTCGTTCGAATCGGCGCAAGCCTTCGAGTTGTTTGCGTAGCTCTTTCAGGCGTGCGTCCTGCGTGCTCATGAATACTTGTCTAATCATTTCAACATTTCCGGGCTAATGGTTAAGCGCGCTACTTCGCCGTAGTTGGCGCTATAGGTAATGACGTTGGCGCTACGACCGGACATCCAACCGCCGCGGCTGGCATATGCGTCTTTCGCTGCGAGGGTCCGGTGTTGTTCAACAATCATGTTGCGGGATTCTACAATCTTCTGGTGGTGCAAGTGGCCTATGTGTGCGTAGCTGTACTCGCTGGACCCGAAAGCCTGTCTGAATTTGGAAATCATGACGGTTTCAATAGCGTCGAAGCGCGCTTTGTGCCCGTGGTGGAAGAACAGCGTGGTCTTGCCGTGCTGCACCATTTTGTATACGTCCGGGGACGTGTCCACATCAACGCGCGGCTCGTTCTCATACAGCGTATTGAACATTTCAGCCAGCCAAATCATACCCGATTCGTCATGGTTACCCTGGACGATTAGCAGTTTGACTTTGTGGTGTTTTTGCAGCGCCAGTTCCACCACGTTGCGCACCATGCGAATCATGTAGCGGACCAGCTTCTGGTAGCGAGTATCCGCGTCCAGTACGTGCCCGCTGGCTGGGGTGACGGCATCGAGGCTATCAAAATGCGCCATATCTCCGAGGATATTGATAACGGCAGTGCCTGCGTCCGGTGCGCGTGCGAAGGCTTCGACAAACCAGCGGTAGAACAGGTCTTCGGCAATCGCCATATCCCAGTCTTCGCCAGTCTCCTCGCCCCAGGCCAACATGCCCAGGTGGAAGTCTGACACGGTGTACAGGTTAAGCAGGTCAAGTGCCTGGATCGGGACCGGCGGGGCGCTTACTGGTGCTGCCGGAGTGATTTCGCTGTTCATACCCTCGACAACGGCGCGCATTGCCTCAAGCTGGCGCTCTTTGTCCTGCTCAGTGATAACCCACGACATGACCTCTTCACCATTGCCGCGCACCAGGGCGGATACGCGCTTAACACCGAAGCCATCGGCAACGCGCTTACGGATTACGGCATCGTTACCGTGACCAATACCTTTCTTAGACAGGCGGGCTTTGCGCATGTAGACGTTTCGTAGGGACAGGCCGTACTTCTTCGCAATCTCTTTCGCGGTAGTGCCGGATTGCAACTCGGCGATCAATTGCTCGTCGGTGATTTTAGTTTGCGGGTGCATATTAATCCACTTCCTGATTATGGGACCGGGGACAATATACCACGGTCCCTATTGCGGCGGACCAGATTGCCAATACCCAAATATCATTACGTGCCATAGTGTATTACTCCTCTCGTTGATTGGTTGCCGTATGGCGTCTATGTTGGTTGCAAGTCAAGCAATAAAAAGCCCGGAATTAACCGGGCTTCGTGTTTAGGCCGCTGGGCCTGGTTCTTCCGGCGGTGGCGGACTCGGCAACTTAGCGTCGAAGATGCCAGCGTGGCTGATTGTGTCCGCGATAATGGCGCGTGCGCCTGGGTCTTCGGTTTTAGCCAGCGCAGCGAGCGCGTCGGCGTTATGATCAAGAATACTTTTTAACATACTGTGTTACCTCGTATTATGCCGCGTTACGCCCGATTTTCTCGGCAACGTCCCACTGCTTCCCATCGAATAGCGCTTGCCTGCCGATTGCTCGACGGACCAGACCCTTAAGCACCTCCCCGCCTTGCTTGCGGAACTGCGGCAGAGTAGCACGGACCTTCGCCCAGTCACCCAGGCGCACCGCGTCGTCAAAGTCGTTGGCGATGTTGTCCGGCATGATCGGACCTGGACCGGCATTGATGACCAGGTCCACCAGCGCGTCGAATTGCGCCTGATTAATGCTCGGGTGTGCGTACTTGTTTACCCAGTTCTCGGCATACGCCACGTCGCGCTTGAGTAGATCCAGTGCTTCCGCACGGGTAATGCTTCGAGGCGGATTAGTGCCGGTGTGACCATAGCCCCAGGTATACAGGCCGCGGGCCTGCTCTTTCTTAGTCGCGAAATACGGCACTGGGCTGAATTGCTCCCATGCTGCCGTGAATCTTAGACCGTTGTCACTGAATCGCATGTTTTACCCCATTCAAAACAGCATTACGCAGCGTGCGCAATGCAAACAGCCAGATTAACGCGGTCCAGGTGGTGTCAGATACGTCTCCTGTTTGCAACAATCCGATAACGCAGATCATCGCCGTTAGCAGATATAACACCCGGCCTAAAATGCCATCCTGGACGGATGGCGCATACACGTTAAACAGGGACGAAGCCCCTATGATAACAAACAACAGGACGGAGATAATCATTTTGCGCCCCCCGGAAGTCGGAACGACTCAATAGTCTCCCTGATCCGGGCGGCTATTGGCATCCAGAAGATTGCAGTTACGAAGCCCAAACCGGCGACAGTGCGCTCGCCCGATAAGCCAGCCCACTCGGCAATAGCCGGTGCCCCAAATATGGCACACAGGAAGCCAACTACGATATATAAAACGAAGTTTAATGGCCCTTTCGTCGCCTCTCCATGAAGGCGTGCGCCTACGAAGCCGCCAGCCAGACATGCGAGGGCGAATAACCACTCGTTTAGCTTATCCATAAAAAATGTCCCAGTAAGTTTTATCTCACTGGGACTATATCACGCTTGCATACTTAATCGAAAATGGACCACTTGCCGACGCCTTTCCACTCCCACCCTTCAGATCGGACGGCCTCGAACATCCTGCCCCCTATCATATCGCGATACCACAGCCACCACATGCGCAACCTGGTATGGTGCTCCGTGATCCCACGGCGCTTGTATATCTCGAACGTCATGCGGGTAATGCTGGCGGCTTCCACGGCGGGCCAAATCAGGAATATCCATATCGCGCCCAGAACTGCCGTGACCAGGCATAGCCCGCAGGCCAATCCAAACCAATATATCAAATCGTGTAGCATCGTATTGCCCCTTCTGGTTTGCCAATATGGCGCGCCCAGGCACGCGCCACGAAGTAATTGCGGAACACCCGACCGCCTATCTCAAAACGGTTGTGCATCAGCATATCACGTATAGCCGCACTCATTTCAGAATCACCGAGCGCGGGTCAATGGCGTTCATGCTGCCGTCTGGTTCAACACGGATGAATCCCACACCGTATTCCTGCGCCTGGCGCTGCGCATTCGTCACGGCATCAAAGCGATTGACGATTTCGTGCGCGGCGCGGCCCATTTTCGCTTGCACCTTAGTCGCGTCGTAAGTCGCGCGCTCACGCGGCTGGCGTTCGCGGAGGCTGTATTTGCGGCCTACTCGCTCGAAGTTGATTAGCCCGAAGTAAGTCATACCCTTCAACAAGATGCCGGACTTCAACCGCAAGCCGTGCTGGTGGGTGTGCTCCACGACCCACAATTGCCCGTCGCGAATATCACGCAGCACATCGCCGCGCTCAATATCATGTGTGAGGACTTCGAAGTTTTCCAGCAGCTTGTCTTTCACCGCCCACCATACCCGATTGCCTGCCGCGTCTTGTAGGCGGACGTAGGAATCCAGGGTCTGGATCGGCTTCAGGATGCGGCCATCGTGCTTACGGCGGAATAGTAATTTCATTTGCTCAGTCTCCAGTGTTTGCCTACCCGCTCAACGGCGGGCTTCCGGCGTAATGTAATACGAATCCCCATTGGTTGCAAGGAAGTCCGCACCCTGAAATCGTGTTGTGCTGCGAACTGGTGCAAGTAGCGAGTCTGCGTCAACGGCTTTACGTCGTCGCGATAGCACCAGAACACAGATTCGCCCTCAACCGCATTCTTAGCCCATATTCGTATGCAATGCAGGGGAATATGCCACGAAAGCTGTTTGGCTAGTCTACGGCTCATTCTGGCCCCTTATTTCGCAAGCTGGGCGAATAGTTCGCGCTGTGCTTTAATCCGGGCGACGTTTGTCACTGCCGTCTCGCCGATCCCAAAGCGATACGCCAGGCGCTCGCGGGCAAATGCAAGCGCGTAGTCCTGGATTGCGTTCGCCAGTGGCTGGATCTCTGCCATCCCATAGAGCGCGCTGCGAAGGGATTGATGCGCCAGTATCGCAACATGAAGCGCCTGATCTACGTTGCCGTTCAGTGCCTTCGCTTCGTCCAGCTTCGCCACTGCTAATGAGTAATTCCAGATTAGTGCTTTCATAGTTCCGTAACCCTCTCAACCAGTTTATACCCTAGACGATAGCTGTCGCCCCAAAGTAGCAGGCCCATAAATTCATCGATGCTAAACGCTCGCTTGCACACAGTGCGGAGCTCCCCGTTGTGAACTACCGTATCGCCGATCTTGATTTCGTGCTTATCAACCATTTCGGTTTTCATCGTTCAGTCCTCATGTTGGTGTGCAACCAATATAGCAAGGCGCCGGGTTGAATGCAACCAATATTAATCACGCGCATGAAAAAGTTGATCGCTATCTGCTGCGACTGCAAACCTCATTTTTCACTCCTCACAATACATCTCGCATTGGTTGCCTAGTTCACCTACGACCGCACTTCGCGTCATGCTGCCGTGTATTTTGCAATCCCTGGTTTTTATGCAGTCTCAGACGCGGGGGTGCCAGACCCCCCGTCTAGTCTGAAAGACTGGGGTGCTGTCCCGCTGTCCCGCTCCTCTGGAAGCCGCGTCATCCGGGGCGGGACAGGGGTGCTGTCCCGCTTTGTCCCGCCCCATGTTTGTCCCGCTTTTTGTCCCGCTTAGTTTATGCAGTTTTATTGCATAACTATTCACTATATTTACACCACACGGCAACCAATGCGACCAGCTAAAAACACTCAAAATGGCAACCAACGCGCGCAAAATTTAATCTTTCAGGTCGTCATCGGTCGCCGAAAGCGTGATGGGTATATTCGTTTTGATGACGATATTCGACGACCCATAGATGGCCCCAGTGTGCGGATCGGTGTAAAAACCGAGTACGCCGCGCTCGACCATATCGTCGATTGCCTTCGTCGATGTGCCACCTTTCGCAAGCCCAGCCTGGCGGACAATTGCCGATTTACTGAATCCGGTATGGTCCGGGTTATCTTCCATCAGTTTTTCCAGGGCCGAATAAAGCACTTTCTCTTTTTCGTTGCGCGGTCCTGCGGCGTTCTCCTCCTTAACTGCTGCTTTGCCCGCTGCCTTTGCCTGTTCGATAGCGAACGGGGCCAGGGCGACCGGTACGAGATACAGAGTCTCATCGCGAGGCGTGGAGGCAATTGGCTTGACGTCCCAACCGGCAACCACATCGCCGAAGTCCGGCCCGGTGCTGGTGGACTGGTGGGCTTCGAACGCTTCGGACTTGCGGAGATCCACCTTAACCTTGCACTTAAGCAGGACGAAGCCGCGCGGCGCTTGCTTGATGCCGTTACGTGCCTTCTCATGGTACAGGTTCAATTGTCCGGGCTGGTTGTCGTCCGGTTGCTCCAGGAAGAACGCGGAATCAACAGCGCCATGCAGCGCGCCGGACCCGCGTGGTGTTCTGCTGCCGTTTGCACCCTTCGCCGGGTGGTGGATGACGCCCGCACTGCCGCCTGTATTTTCCGCGATGGCCTTCAGCGCTTTGACCACTTCACCCATATCGCTGGCGTTGTTCTCGTCGAACGGTTTGGCATCAGCGGACCGCAACGCAACAGTCTGGTTGAGTGAGTCGAACGCCACCAGGCCAACCGGTTCGCCGTTGGCGGTGCGATTGATAAAGCTGATAACTTCACGCAAGCCAGACTTGCTGGTGATATCCCAGCCGCGTGATTGCAGATCGATAATGTGCAGCTTGTCCAGGTCGTGCTCATATTTGATCTGCAATGCTTCCTTACGCTGGTTGGAGGCTTCACCACCTTCCGCGTCGAAATAGAAGCAATGGGACTGGACGACCTTCGCACCCCCAAACGGAATCCCCGCGGCAACCGCACCCATTTGGCCCAGCACGTAGAACGATTTACCGATGTTCGACTCGCCAGCCATATACCAGGTCGATTTGAAGTTAATCAACCCCTCGATGATCGGGTCGTGCTTACTGAACAGTGCAACCGGCTCGTTGTCCAGGTCTGCGTCCGTACATCCGCCGTACTCGTCGCCGTCACCGACCGCATCAACGATATGTTCATAGCACGATTCGACTTCCTCGTCGTCCAGTCCGGGGAGAATGGCGGCGATTTGCTTACGTGACATGTTGTGCGGTTCGACGTTCAGGTGGTCCGGGATCCCGATAAGACGTAGCGCCAGGTGCTGGTGTCTGTTCAGTTCCGCGCAACACTCGTTGCCGGTGTGCATACACTTGAAACGGATCTCGCCATCCTTAACCATGATAGCGGTGGACCCTTCGACGCTGTGCAGGTGTTCGTTCGGGCATGGCACTTCATAACCACGACCGGACGACAGCGGTTCGAATCCCGCCTGGAAGCACCAATCCAGAATACCGTCCGCCACGCCGTCATCGCCCTGGGTCAGTTCGCGTCGTACTTCCTCTTTTTCCACTCCCAGCTTATCCGCCAGGTGAAGCAGACGACGGACGCGGGCACGTTTGCCGTAGTGACACTTAACAACGGACTGCTGGTGTGGCAGGTACATAAGGCGGTTTGTGTCTTTAGTACAATCGTCGAAGTCCACATCCGACAGACCCAGTTGGTGTAATAGTGCATACTGGACGCGGCCCAGGTCTTCAGCCAGTACAGGCTTGTCGGTTAGCACCAGGAAACGGGCGCAACGCGTGCCGCCTTTCAGCGGGTGGCGGTCGCCGGTTGTGGTGTGAAATACATGTTCCAGTCCCGCGTCGATAAACGCTTTACGGCAGCGGCGCAGGGTGCGGGTGTCGGTACGGTCAATATCGAAGAACAGGATCGAGCGGTCCACCGCACTGGTCTTGCGGCGCAGCCCATCACGGGTATAAGCCACAATGCCATCGGCCTTACGCTTGCGGCGCGCATACTCCGCTTTATCTTCCGTTTTGTTGATATGCACCGAGGAGATTTCTTTCGCATCATTGATAAATTCGAAAAACTCTTCGGTGGTCATCTGGAAGTTTTCCGCCCTGGCTTTTTCGCCTTTTTTAGCGGGTCGTGTTACAGCGAATTTAATTAAGCTCATTGCCGTGGCCTTACTTAGAAGTTTTATTATTGCGTACCCAGGAGCGCACTGTGCTCTGATTAATTCCGGTCAACTCGGCAATCATCGCCCAGGATTTGCCCTCGGCGCGCAAACGGATAACCTGCTTTTTGTATTCTTCCATTTCTTCATTGTGTTTTTGCAGCTTGCTTGCTGCCGTGCCGTTGAGCAATTCCAGCCTGGCGCGTAATTCTTTTTCGACACTGCGCAGTCGTTCGATTTCAAATAACACCGCCCCCACGGCATCGGTATAAGCCCAGGACCGGCTTGTCTCACTGCAAACAGTCTTCGTTAACATTTCGATTGCGTCGTTTACATTCATTGCTCTGCCCTCAGTTGGTTAATGACCAACGAAACTACACCTAAAACCGCAAGGTGTCAAATCCTTTGGATATTGAAACGGGCGCGCACGCGTGTAATAATAATTCCCGTCTCATTGTCTCTTATTGGTTAGCGCCGTCGCATTTTGCCTCGGCGCTTTTTTTTTTTAAATTAGTTGTTGACACCCATCCTGCAACCAATCTATCATTCACTCCGTCGACAGGATGCAGGACGCAAACTGGAGAGGGGCAACGCAGGGGCCGGATCGAAGTGTCAGGATTCCCAACCGTGATTATATAACCCGGTCCACTACCCGAACGGGAGAACGCGCAACCGGGCAATATGTTAAGGCCACCGACGAAGTTAACTGCCGACACCTAAACTTAACCAATCGGAGATATACCATGTTTGAGCAAATCGTAAACCTGATCACTCGCGGCGTAGTAGCACTGGAAACCATCGCTAAACATTATGAAACCGTTGGCGCTGCCGTTGGTAAGCAGGAAGACAAGAAGCCGTCTAAGGCCAAAAAAGAAGTTGTCGAAGATGACGACGATGATGCCGAAGACGAAAAACCGGCTAAAGCTAAGAAAGCACCGGCGAAAGGCAAAGGTAAGAAAGATGCCGATCCGCTGGCGGAGATGCGCGACGAAATCAAACAGTATGCCGCGATTATCGCCGGTGGTGATGACGACGATGCGAACGACGAATTCGACGACCTGCTGGAATCGTTCGAGATCAAATCAATCGCCAAGCTGGAAGATGACGACGTCGAAGACTTCCACACAGAGTTAAAAGAAATCGTCGAAACCTATTTCGAACTGGAAGACTAATATATTCCGGCCCGCAGATTAGCGGGCCTCTTTTTAGAGGACGAGACAATGGCACGCTTCACGCTAATCGAGGCGGTGGACTCACGCGACCAGCGCCCATATTATTGGCTATTCGAACGCATCGGCAATTTTCAGTCACGCGTTGCCGTAATAGACAAACGCCGCAACACCCCCGCGCAAATTAAGCGCACCACCTTTATTAATCCCGACTTTTATATTTGGGCTGATTCCAATCTGGAATTTGTTCGCTTCGCTGTTGCATCCGAAGCAAAAACAATCGACCGCTGGGAGACAAAATAAATGGCTATATTCTTTGTTTTATTTCGTTGCCGTATCACCGGCGACGAGCAGCCAGAAATTGTTATGAATCAAAACTGGAATTGCTGCTGGACGCAAGCCCGAGAACTGGCATCGACCATGAACGAAGCCGCGAAGCGGGCCAATGTTAAACACGACTATTACATTGCTCAATTTTCAAGGGTGGAATAATGGCGATTAAACCAAAACGTAAAACGCAATCCGGTAGCAACACGGAACACTCATTACTCGGGCCATCCGGTGCTAAAAAATGGATGGGTTGCCCCGCCGCCCTGGTGGTGGAAAAAGATATCCCGAACGAATCCGGGCAAGCGGCGATTAACGGTACGAGTATGCACACCGTATCCGAAGTGGTGCTAAACCGCATTATCGCCGGTGAGAAGCTGATAACCGCGAAGACGTATAAAGGGTGTTACGTCGAGAACGAGGGAAAGGGGCCGGTAAAGGCACACCCGAAAGCACCGAAAGGCGGCGTACTGGTCAACGACGACATGGTGAAACAGTGCGACGCATACATCGACCACTGGCGACCGCTCCTCGAAGTGGCGGAGTTTGTCCAGCTTGAGATGCGCGCCGATCTCACCCGTGTCCTACACTCTGGCTTTGAGATCGACGGCAACAGGATTAAAACGTTCGGTACTGCCGATATGGTCATGGTCATGAAAAAGACCGACGGAACATACATGCTGATCGTGGGCGACCTGAAGACCGGGCGGCATAAGGTCGAGGCAAAAGAAAACAAACAGCTTATGTTGTACGCGCTCGGCCTGCTGCGCAAGCTGCAAACCATGTACGACATTACGACCGTGCGCCTGGTTATCTTCCAGCCGTATTGCGGCGGGGCGTCAGAGTGGGATATTTCGGTAGAAGCCCTGGAGATATTCGCGAAGTTTGCGTCCAAGCGTGCTATCGCCGCGCTCGATGCATACGCCCGCGGCAAGAAGGGATTAACCCGCGCTGACTTCCGGCCCAGCGTTGATGCGTGCCAGTGGTGCAGATTTGCGGATCAGTGTAGCGCCCGCGCTAAGGCCGCCATCGACACGATGACCCCACCAACGGCAACAGACGAAGACCTGGGCGACGACGTGAGTATTGCGACAGATGAAGAATGCGCCAACCACGATCGCAATATGGCCCGCGAAGCCCGCAAAGCGGCACGACGTGCGAAGCGTGGCAAGATAGAAGCCACACCAGGCGCTATGAGCGCGGCGGAACTGCGCAAGGCTTATGAAGGGCTTGACGCTATGCGCCAGCACATCAAGGCCATCGAGGCCGCAGTGTTCAAGGCGGTTATGGCGGGAGATGGCGAATCGCTGGGCCTCAAGATGGTTGCCGGTAAGGAAGGAATCCGTAAGTGGGCGGACGAGAGCGAAGTGATTGAAATATTCACGAAGGCTCGGATCAAGCGCGATGTGATGTACAAAGAAACATTGCTCAGTCCTACGGATGCCGAAAAGGTACTGAAGGACGAGAAGCCGAAAGTATGGGCGAAGCTGTGTGATAAAATCACGCGTGCCCCGGCAAAACCGGTATTAGCACCAATCGACGACCCGCGCCCTGCGTGGTCTGAAGCCACTGACGAGGACTTAAGCAATGAATAAAGTATTCGCAATCTTATTGATGTTTGTTATCGGCGCGCTGGGCTTTATCCTGAATTGTGTGCAAGGCGTGTTAATGGTGGCGTGGATGGTTCGACATCCGACCCGCTGGCTGGATGACGGCTATAGCGAAGCTGCCGCCGATTGGGTGGGGAAGAACATCAACCGCCCGCCGTTAAGCTGGATCGAGAACGCGACCAACTACGTTACCAGAAATCTTTTTAATGAAAATGCTTGACCGCTTAGGCGCAACCAAGTAAATTGGCAACCAAGCCGAACGGGGTGGCTTCCAATAACCCCGATACATGTGAAAATGAGGAATTGGAAAATGGCTAAAGTCAACCTGAAAAATGTGCGCGTATGCTTCCTGAAAATTTGGGAACGTGATACCCCTAAACAGGATGGACAAAAACCGGCGTACCGTGCCGTGATTCTTCTTGATAAAGAAGATCCGCAGGTGGACAAAGTGGAAGCGGCAGCACGCTCAGTGCTCACCGACAAGCTGAAATCCGAGAAGAATGCCGATAAGTGGATGGACCGCCACTACGCCCAGGATTCTAAGGAATGCGCAGTCCGCGACGGCGACGAGCGCGACGAAGTGACCGAAGAATTCGAAGGCATGTTGTATATCAACGCCAAATCGTTCAAACAACCAATCATTCAAACGTCACTCGGCGAGAAGCAGACTGAACAAGGTCTGACCATCGACGGCGACGAGATTGAAGGCCAGGAGATCTACTCTGGTTGTTATTGCAACGTGTCCCTTGATATTTGGGCGTGGAACAACACCAACGGCAAGGGACTCGGTGCTGGCTTGCTGGGTTTACGCTTCCGTGATGACGGTGAAGCCTTCGGCGGTGGCGGGTCTTCTTGCTCCGATGAAGACCTGGACAACGACGACGAAGACGAAGCACCGCGCAAGGCTAAGAAGTCAAAACGTCGTGATGACGATGACGAAGACGACAAACCGCGCAAGTCCAAAAAATCCAAGCGCCGCGACGATGACGACGAAGACGAAGCACCACGTAAACGTCGTAAGCCACGCGATGACGAAGATGACGACGAAGACGAAGCGCCACGTAAACGTCGCCGCCGTTAAGGGCAAAGCCCACTATTCAAGCCCGCATTAAGCGGGCTTTTTAATAGGACAATGAAAAATGCGGATTAAAGCCAGCGAAGTAAAAGTCGGAATGAAAGTATGGTCTAAGCTACTGGGGGAGTATTTCACAGTTGCCGAGATTCGCAACAACGGTGAAGAGATCGCCCTGTCCGACGGCATCTTCTCCATGATCGGCAGCGCTGACGCCGTAGTGAGGATTAAGCAATGAAAGACTTTGAACGCCTGTTTCTCGATACCGAGACATTCAGCGGGGTGGACCTGAAGAAAGTTGGCGCATACGCCTACGCAGAGCACCCAACAACCGAGATTATGATTTGCACCTACGCCATAGACGAGGGCCGCGTGCAGACATGGGATTGCACCGAGTCCCCTAAAATGCCGCGTGAACTGCGCAAGGCGCTCCGTCAGGTATCCCGCAAGAAAGCAAAAATCGTGATGGCTAACGGCCTCCTGTTTGACCGCCTGGTTATCCGTGAGAAGTGGGGTATTGACCTGCCGGTAAGCCAGATCGAAGACACCATGATTATGGCCTTTCGCCACGCGCTTCCCGGTAGCCTCGATATGCAGTGCCAGGTACTGGGCGTTGACGCAGAGCACGCGAAGGATAAGGCAGGAAAGGCGCTGATTAAACGATTCTGTAAGCCTACCCCTAAGACCTACAAAATCCGCCGCTACACCCGCGAGACTCACCCGGAAGAATGGGCCAAATTTCTGCGCTATGCCGCGCTGGATATTATCGCGATGCGTGAAGTCTACTGGCGCATACCGGACTGGGGTAATACTCCGAAGGAAGACGAGATACTGCTTATTGACCAGTTGATCAACGACCGCGGCTTCTATGTGGACGTTGACCTGGCGAACGCCGCGATCAAAGCGGTGCAGGCGCATAAGGAAGAATTGAAGGAAGAAGCCTGGGAGCGATTTGGTGGTAAACTGACAGGCAATGACTTCCTGCCAATCCTGCGTGATATCGCCCCGGCGTTCACAATCCACAACGCGCAGAAATCCACACTTAACGACCTGCTTGAAGACCCGGACTTCCCCGACGAAGGCAAAGCGCTTATCGAAATGCGCCTCGGTGCGTCATCAACGGCATCGACTAAGTACAATCCGCTAGTTAACGGCTTATCCGCAGATGGTCGCCGCCGTGGGTGTCTTCAGTATGGTGGGGCAAAGCGCACGCTACGCTGGGCCGGTAAAGGCTTTCAACCTCAAAACCTGGCGCGTGGCGAGTACAGCGACGACCACGAAGGGAAGATTAAACGCCGCGAGGGTGAAAGCGACGTCTCGTTTTGGGTTCGGTCGCACATGCTCACCAACGGCATCAACTCCCTGTTACGCGGGACAGCGCACTGGGCGTATGACATATCGAAGCTAACCGCCTCGACCGTTCGCGGGTGCATCATTCCGGCTAAGGGCAAGAAGTTTGTCGTCGCGGACTACTCCAACGTGGAAGGGCGCGGCCTTGCCTGGGTCGCTGGCGAGAAAACCGCGTTAATGGTGTTTAAGGCCGGTCGCGATATTTATTGCGAGACTGCCGGTAAAATGTTCGGCCTGGACCCGGATTACATTAAAGCTAACCGCAAGGACTTACGCCAGATCGGTAAGGCTTGCTTGCACCGCCATACCCAAGTATTGACCAATGGCGGGTTCAAGGATATTATGGCCGTAACATCAACGGATAAAGTATGGAACGGCGAAAAATGGGTGAGTACACAAGGCGCGCACCTTATGGGGTGGAAACCAGTGATAGACGTGGACGGGGTCTTGATGACAGAAGACCACAAAATCTTGACGCATTCATGGAAGGAGGCAAGGCAACTCGTTTCAGACAGGTGCACGATGGCCCGCGCCCTGGCGAGAGGTATGGACGCCTGGTTATCCTGCGCGAATTACCAAAACGACAGGGGCACAGACAACTGCTGGCCCAATGTGATTGCGGAGCGATGCCAGGACGCGTCGGGTATGACAACGTCCGAAGGGGTAAAACATCCCAATGCAACCTCTGCGCAATTGAAGCGACAAAGCGGTATCGTAAACAGTATTTTTGCTACGATGACGCAATGCCAGACGATGCGCACAGAACGCGGCTGCTCAACCGGCTGTCAGCGGCAATATCACGAACGACAAACCCCCGCGCCAAAGGGTATAAAAACTACGGCAGTCGTGGGATTGCCGTATGTGACGAATGGAAGAGAGATAAAAGGTCGTTTCTTCTCTACGTTCAAACGCTGGACGGCTGGGATAATCCCGACTTCGAAATGGACCGGATCGATACAGACGGCAACTATGAGCCTGGAAACCTTCGGTTTGTCAGCCGTTCGGAAAACTGCCGTAACCGGCGCAGCGTGCCCGAGCTTCAGCGAAAGTACGATGAAGCCCTTACCCGCATTGCTGAACTGGAACGGGAAGTTAACCTATTGCGAGCCGGTTTACGACCTGATTGATGTGGAAGACGGAAACCGGTTCCTTATTGCGTCTAAGTCTGGTTTTCTGGTGGCGCATAACTGCGAGCTTGGCCTGGGCTATGGTGGCGGCGTCGCGGCGTTCTTGCAGTTCGCTAAAAACCTGGGACTCGACCTTTACACTATGGCGGACGTGATGAAAGGCACGTTCCCGGATCACATTTGGGCGGCGGCGAAGCGCGGTTATGAGTACGCCCGCATTAACGAAGCGAAACGCCCACCGAAGCCGGGCAAGAAGGACGAGCGCCCGACTTACATACTGCCGAAAAACGTATGGCTTACTTGTGACGCGATCAAACGTATGTGGCGTGAGGCTCACCCGAAGACGGTAGCCTTTTGGGCCGAGCTTGAGGACGCGGTGTTGTGTGCAATCCGCAATCCGGGCAAAGCATACTGGGCTGGTGCGAACGTTCGCCCGGACGGTAGAAAAGCGCTCAAGATTGTCCGTACGAAGGCGAAGCACGACCCAACCTTTGACGAGGAGCGCGACGACCCGAACGCCGCGGGGTGGTGGTTAAAAATTGAGTTGCCGTCGGGGCGCATCATGAGCTACCCCGGCATCGCACTGTCTGTCACGACCGAGATCGACGAAGACACCGGCAAGAAGCGCACCAGTACCCGCATCAAATATCAGGGCGAGAATCAGACGACGCGCCAGTGGGGATTCCAGTACACCTACGGCGGCAAACTTACGGAGAACATCGTGCAAGCGTTGTGTCGCGATATTCTCGCGTGGTCCATGCCTGGCGTTGAAGCTGCGGGCTATGAAATCGTCCTGTCAGTGCACGATGAATTGATCACCGAAGTGCCGGACACTGACGACTACACGACCGAGGAACTTTGCGCGCTGATGTGCGACCTGCCGATTTGGGCGAAAGGCTTCCCACTTGCCGCAGAGGGCGATTGTATGTATCGATACCGCAAGTAGCGGAAATGTTGCTTTTAGCGGAAACGTCAGGCAATATTGTCTGGCGTTTTCTTTTTCGGGGGGTATATGAAACATTGTGGGCGTTGTAATACGGATAAAGATGAGTCCGCTTTCAACAAGGGTCAGTCGTGGTGTGCCAAATGCATGGCGGCGTATAAGAAAGAGAGACGTGATAAGGAAAGAGGAGCGCCGCCGCGCGAAGTATGGCGAGAGTATACCGGGGAGATCGTAACGTGCCGTCAGTGCGGGGAACGCAAGCCGCTTACGCCGGAAAACTTCCGGCCCGGAAACCGGGCAAGCCAGTCACACATTCGTAAAGAATGCAGGTCGTGCTCTAATAAGTCCCGCCGTGAGTACAACCACCGGACACCAGAGATCCGAGCTTACTATAAGCTCTTTCAGTACCGTAAGGCGGACGAAAGGAAGGGGCTAACCACCGACCTAACCACCGAGGACGTGCTACGCCTTACTTCTCAACCATGCGCATACTGCGGATTCACCGGCGACAATGGCGCGGACCGACTCGACAACGCAGTAGGCCATACGAAAGATAACTGCGTGCCGTGCTGCGTAGAGTGCAACATAGCCCGCGGGGACCGGTTTACCCCGGACGAAATGAAGAAGTTTATCGGACCGGCCATCGCGGCCGTAAGGAAAAGCCGACAATGACACCAGAAGGCAAGATTCAAAGCCACCTGATGCGACGGGTGAAAGAGGTTGGCGGCTTCTGCCGAAAACTGGCATGGGAGGGGCGCGCGGGTGCGCCCGACCTGATTATTATCATCAACGGCAAAATAGTGTTCGTCGAAGTGAAGCGCCCCGGAGGAAAACCGAAGCCGCACCAGGTACGTGAACATGAGCGAATGGCCCGCCGCGGTGCTGACGTTCGCGTTATCGACAACATATCCGACTGCGATTTATTGGTTGCTGAATTGGTCGCATAGCGGTATAGTGTGCCGGTTAGCCATATCGAGGATTTTAGAGATGATTGAAGAAAAACGTTGTAGTAATTGCGGCTGTGTAAAGCCGCTATCCCAGTTCCACAAATACACCGGTAAGACTGCGCGCAGTCCAGACGGGTATCGGGCAGAGTGCAAATCGTGCCGCAATAAGAAAGAGCGCGAACGGCAGCGCCGCTACCGTGCAGAACAAAAATAATTAATACGGCGGGCTTGTCCCGCCATTTTTGGGAGACATGACGATGAAAGAACATTACCGACTCACCAAGCTGGGCGAATGTAAACCGGGCGATCGCGTGTGGTTTATTGCTGGCATGAATGACCCGCTGCCGTTGACGGTGTGCTGGCAAAAATTTAAGAGCTTCCGGGCTACTGGTGTCCACATCGGACACGCCACCAACTACGACGCCACAAAAAGGAACTGGAACAGTGAAACCGAAGTCTGGAAAAAGGCGGAATAAAGATATGGCACGATTCCGACGCCGCGAATATCAGAAGTTGATAACCGCGTTCATCCTCAAGCATAAGCGATGTAATATCTGGGCGACAATGGGATCGGGTAAAACCGGCGCGACAATGTGGGCGCTGAATAAAATGTTCCAGACTGGCGTCCTGTCCCATCATGAGGACCGCGTACTGGTGCTGGCCCCGCTGCGTGTTGCGTCAGGTACATGGCCCCCGGAGCAGGAGAAATGGCGGTTCTCATCCCTGCTGGTTGTAGACGGCACCGGGCCGGAGAAGGACCGTATTGCGGCGCTTGAGAGCGACGCTAACGTGGTTTGTGTTAACTACGATGTGGTTGAGTGGCTGGTCGACTATTACGGCGATGCGTGGCCCTTTACGGTCGTTGTTGCCGATGAATCGACTAAGCTGAAAGGCTATCGAAGCAAGCAGGGCAGTAAGCGCGCACGCGCACTGGCGGCGATTGCACATAAGCACGTCAAGCGCTGGATTAACTTGACCGGCACACCCGCACCAAACGGCTTGAAAGACTTATGGGGTCAGACGTGGTTCGTCGACGGTGGTGAACGCCTCGGTAGTAGCTATAAGGCATTCACCGACCGCTGGTTCATTAGCAAGCCTGTTAAGCCTGGCAGCTTCACTATGCAGCACGCTCCGCTAAAGAACTCCGAGAAAGAGATACAACAACGTCTGTCAGATGTATCCCTCACCGTTGACGCGGCTGAATACTTCGGGTGCGACAAGCCAATCTATACGCCGGTTGTTGTGGACCTGCCGAAGAAAGCCCGCAAGATTTACGACCAGTTTGAAAGCGAGCTATTTGCCGAACTGGAAAGCGGAACAGTGGAAGCGGCGAACGCGGCATCGAAGACAATTAAGTGCCTTCAGCTTGCTTCCGGCGCTGTGTATAAGGTGGACGAAGACGGCGAACGGACCGACGAGTGGGTGAAGATTCACGACGCGAAGCTGGACGCACTGGAAAGTATCGTGGAGGAGTTGAACGGCGCGCCGTTGCTCGTTGCGTATCAGTATAAGCATGACCTGGCACGTCTTAAGAAGAAATTTCCGCACGGCGTCGCGTTGGGTAAGGGTAAGCAGGGCAATAAGGATATGGAAGCGTGGAACAGGGGCGAGATCCCCATCATGTTTGCACACCCGGCATCGGCGGGCCACGGCCTTAACTTGCAGGACGGCGGTCATCACCTGGCAATCTTCTCCGATACCTGGAACTTTGAGCACTTTTCGCAGATCGTTGAACGTATCGGGCCGGTTCGCCAGATGCAGGCCGGACACCCTCGACCGGTATTCGTCTACATTATCCAGGCGCGCGGAACACTAGACGAACTGGTCGCCGAGCGTCGCGACAGTAAGCGAGATATACAGGACGACTTGATGGAATACATGAAAGCTAAAAAGGCGCGCAAATGATAATCTGGTCATTGTTTGACGGCAGCGGCTTGATGATTGAGCGTGCTGCCGAGATGGGGCATAAGTGTTATTGCTTCAACTACTCCGAAGCTGATCACGGGTCATACCTTGACTACCGGATTTATGGTCGCGGAATCCGCTATCGCAATGAGTTTATCGATCTGGACTTTGTAGACCGTGCGATGAATGGCGATTTCGGTACGCCAGATATCATCTATGCGTTTCCTCCGTGCACGGATCTGGCAGTGAGCGGTGCGCCAGCTTTCCCGCGCAAGCGTGCAAAAGACCCAGCCTTTCAGCTTAAGGCGGTGCGCACCGCGAAGATCGCCGCTTACCTGGGTGACTTCTTCGAAGTGCCATATATGATTGAGAATCCGCGCAGTGTGCTATCCACCCAGTGGCGCAAACCGGATCACTCATTCGACCCGTGGGAGTATGGGGGATATCTGCCGGATGATGACGTACACCCGCTCTTCCCGGAATACATCAACGCCCGCGATTCATATCCGAAGCTGACCTGCTTATGGACCGGCAACGGCTTCCGTATGCCAGAGAAGAAACCCGTTTTCGTTGAAAAAGGGTACTCGAAGCAGTATAGTCGCCTCGGAGGCAAATCAGCCCGCACAAAATTAATCCGGTCGCTCACTCCGCGCGGCTTCGCGATAGCGGTTAACGAGGAAAATTTAAAATGAATACGACATTCGAAGCCATCGACTTTTCGGTCGCAATGACTAACCAGTTATTCTCCTACGACAGCAAAACCGGCGTCATTCGTCTGAAGTCCACCGGCTGCAAGATTGGCAACATCAATACTGCCGACGGCGGAACACGTATCGAATGCAACGGAAAGACGCTGTCTGGCGCACGCGTGGCGTGGATTATCGCGACCGGCAATACAATTCCTCCAGGCTACGCCGTTGTGTGCCGCCAGCGAACACCAGGCCACTACGGCAACCGAATCAGCAATCTGTATCTGGTAGACGTTGCACGCGACCCAAATTTTTATTCGTAAATTGGTTGCATAATTAGATTGGTTGCATTATATTGAGGGTGTCCGGTTTGGACGCCCTTTTTAATACCCGGAGACGACACGATGAAAATTTTACAAGAAGAGAAAAATTACTGGGCCGCGCAATGCCTCGAAGCCCGCGAACAGGCCGAACGTGCGAACGCGGTGGCTGACACCAACCAGGCGCTATATGAAGGAGAGAAGAAAGTGCGCCAGGAGCTAGAGGAGCGTTTCGAACTGCTTTTCGAATTGATGGGGATTATGCAGCGCACCGGATACACAACCAGCGTTGCACTAAACCGCATCACTGCCGAAGGTTTGCGCGAGCATTGCAAACGTGCCGAGGAGTACGTGCGCCCAAAAGGTCGCACAACGAAGATCGACCGTAAAGACCTTGTGCTCATGGCGTGGCGCAACCCTACAAACGGCAGCATCTACCATAACGCGCGCCCGCTTAGTGTCGAAGAAGCAAAGCGCGTGCAGCGCGTCATCAATAAAGGTGGTAAGACTCCACTTTATGCGATAGACACAGACCATGCAGAAGAGTGAGCAAAAAGATAGCTGGCGCACTCCGCCAGCTTTATTTAAACCGCTGCGCCGGAAGTACCGATTCCGTTATGACATGGCGGCGAGTGATGCCAACCACCTGCTACCGCGTTACTTCACGGCAGAGCACAGCGCGCTAGATGCGGACTGGTCAGAGTTGAAAGGGTGGAAGTGGTGCAACCCGCCGTATTCCGATCCGCTGCCGTGGGTCGAGTGTGCAGCGCACGGACGCCGGACCGTCATGCTACTGAATCAGGACACGTCGACGAAGTGGGCGAAGCTGGCCCGGAAGACTGCAAACCTGATAATTCTTCTGGACTGGCGGATCCGATTCATACATGCTGTAACCGGCGAAGTCGGGCCGAGCAATAACAAGTGCCAGCAATTGATAATCTTTGACGAAGCGCCGCCCACCGGCAGCGCACAAATTGAAATAATGAGCGAAGGAGAACTCCTTGAATATCTTAGTCGTTGATCGCAGTATGCGCGTCGTGGACGAAATTGTTAAACGCTACCAAATAAACCCGAGGGAGAACAAAGTGCGTCGTGTGTCACGTCCGGAACACATCCTGGGCATGGACCTTACTGGCTGGCTTGTAATGACTGCCCGCTGTCATCTTGTGTGTGTGACACGTTTTCCGCCCGTAGTGTTCGTGCAAATTTGATTGAGGAATTGAAATGAAATTACTGATTTGTGATCTGGATGGCGTTATTAATGGATCAAGCGATGCGCGTGCCGACCTGGTGCCGGGCGTAAAAACTAAATCCACCTTTTGGGCGAAGTGGCACAAGGCGCACGTCCGCGAAGACCTTAACATGGATATGCTGCCGCTACTGCGCAAGTATAAAGAGCAAGGCTTCGAGATCGCGTATCTGACCAACCGGCAGCGAGAATGTTGGGACACCACCGCCGAGCAATTGGAGGTCTTCCCAGTAGGCCGGTTGTTTATGCGCCACATGCTGGACGACACCCCGCCGCCAGAGTTTAAGGCGTGCGCCGTGTTCAAAATGGTCTGCTACGCGGACGTGTCTGAACTGGTCATCATTGAAGATTGCGAGAAGAACATCGCGGCGATTCGTCGTGCGTGTGGTGATTTGGTCCCGAAAATTTACGCAATAAACGTTGCAAAATTCACTTGCAACCAATAGGTTGGTTGCACTATAGTAAACGTGTCGGAGGCAATACAGCCCCCACTAAAAAGGGTAATACTGTGAAAGCATACGAATACTGCAAAAACGCCGCCACCACTATGGAACAGCGCGGGAAAGAAAACGGCTATGACAACGCGAAAGAAGAACGCAGCGCTAAACAAATCGCCGCCGTGTTTAACGCGCTTACCGGTCGCGACCTGTCCGAGCAAGAAGCCTGGACCTTCCTGATCTGCCTGAAGCTGGTGCGCCAGCACCGTAAGCACCAGGAAGATAATATCGTGGATCTGGTAGCCTATTCCGCCCTGCTGGGCGAGTCTTACATGACCGTACATGACGAGATTCAGATCGATACAACGGCAGCACAATTCGACAGCCTCAAAGGTTGGCCCATCGCCTCCGCCGGGACGCGGCATCCTTCTTCATCTGTGGGCAAGACTGTTAAAGCCGCTAATTTTGGCATCGCAGATCAGGACGTCCAGCCTATGGTCGTGCTCACTGGCGAGGACGGATCGAAAATCCTCATGACGCCGGAAGATTTCCGCAACATGGAAAAAACACTGGTGACTGGCGCACTGAAATAATTCTAATCGAGGGCTTCGGCCCGCATCAATGAGGACCACACGATGTACGGCGAATATGAAATATCCGGTAAACAATTCCACCTGGCGGCAATGATAGCAAGCATCGAGTTTGACCAGTGGCGCTTAAAGTCTGACGCGTGCAAGCAAAGCCGACTGGTCGGTGTGCTGGGCGAGATGTTTGCAGGCATGTATCTTGAAGGGCAGGCAGGAGGGCGCAGTTGTATTCCTCAAGGCTTGCTCATGCGTACCGGCCTGTTTAGCGCCAATACCATTGACCGCGGCGATATCATCATGGTCGGCAAGCGCAAGGTGAAGTCCGGTCCCGACTTCCGCGAGCATGTGATCGATGCCGTATGGACCTACGAAGTTAAGGCCACCAGCGGCATCCGTCGCGGACTGGTAGAGGCGCGCTGCGCTCGTGAGTATCTTGCCCGTCGTGTTGCCGGTGTTATCCTGGTGGGCGTGTCGTTAGGGCCGCAAAGCGCGCACGGCGTGATTGAGGATATTGCGGAACCGTACGTGATTGTTAACGATTGGCCCTTAGTGGAAGTTGAGGGCAAGGAATATTACGAAAGCCATCTGGTGCGGCGCAAAATGGACTGGGAAAACTCAAACTAAAAAAGGGGCCGCATGGCCCCTTCTATTTATTTCTTCAACGCCGCGATCTCGGCTTTCAAATCCTCCACTTCCGCCGCCAGGCGTTTACACTCAGCGATCGCATATTGTGCGCACCCCATCAAGTCCATCACGATAGGGTTAACGTCTACCGACGGACGGTCGCGCGTCTTACCCCCGACGATGGCGTTAGTCTCGGGGTCCACCTCCACATCGTACGTCTCCTCACGGTGTTTGATGTATTGAGGCGCAATCTCTTCTGCTTCCTCGGCAATGATGCCGAAGCGGACGCGCTCCTGCACATCGTCCTTATACACGTAGCGCACCATGCGCATTTGTTCAATGCGTGCAACCGCTTCTGTAACGTCCGCGTCGGTAATATCTTTCTTAAAGTCCCTTCCTGATGTACCCTGGAGGGCAATAACACCACCAGATGAGGGCCAGTTGACTGTGAAGCCAGTGCCGTCTCCCTTCTCAAAATATTTATAGATTATATTACTATTGATGTTAACCGTATCCCACATCGTGCGGACGTTACCAGCCGGGACGGTAGCTTTTCCGTTGTTTAGGACGAAAGACAACACTGGAACTGTCTCTGTTGGGCGGACCATGATATCTCGATGACACACCATGCCGCTTATCCCCGATCCAGAGATCTCCATAAAGGTATCGCGGTACGCGCCCGACGCGTCATATGAGTGCAACTTAAAATTACCCGCGGCGTCGTTAATCCCCATGCGCCAGCGTACTTTATTGGCGGAATCCCCCCAGCATACACCACCAAATCCAGACCCGTTCTGCGTAATGATTAACCCATCTTGGGTGTCGCCGTTTGATTTGAATTGGCGGAACTCGGCGACGTTATCGCCGCGCCCCGTACCACCGAATGCAATCGGCAGCGGCATGGCTTTATTGTTGGCATTATCCCACCCGCCCCAGTCGCCATTTTCCTTAACGAAGATCCATTTATTCTTCGCCGCAGTCCTGATTTGTGTTTCGCCGCTGGTTATGTTTTGCGTTAGGCGGTCTACGCCAATGTTTTCGCGCGCCACAGCCACATCCGCAACATCACTTAAGTTGTTGGCCTTCGCAAGTAGGTTTTCCGGGTTAACACTATTAGCGAATTGTTCAGCCTCATTGCGAAATCCTTGCGCGGCAGTGCGGGCAGATTGCGCGTCCTCCTTCGCGGTATTGGCTTCATCACGAATAACGCCAGTGTCAGTCTTGATCTGATTCGTTTGGTCCTTGATAGCCTGCGTATCTGCCTTAAGTTGGCTGGTCTGCGTCTTGATGGTGTTGGCGTCGTTCTTGAAGCCTTCCGCCTCGTTACGGAATCCTTGCGCGGCTGCTTCCGATGCGGCGGCTTGTTGTTGCAGGTTGCGCATCTCAACGGGGTCTACTTCCTTCAGCAAAGACGACAGGTAGCCCCACGACATACCCTGCATAACTTGCCCGTTCGGGAGCGTGACTGTGATTTCTTCAGCATCGCCGAAGATTGCACGCCAGTTGTTTTCATCTGCAATCATCAAGCGCAATGCTTTTTGGGCCTGTACGGTAACGCCCATCGTTGCCAGCGACATGGTATCGCGCTTAACGCCATCCCACGCAAGGCCGGTTGCCGTTGGGCCGTCGAACGGCAGTACCAGCGTGAGCGCGGTTGCGCTTTCAATGGACGCGATTGCCACGGTGTATGGGACTTGTCCTACCACCAGCGTTAAGAAGTCGCCCGCTTTAAACGCGGTAAACGTTGTGCCGACCCCTACTACAGCCTTGCTATTGTTCGTTACGGATAGCGTACCCGCTGCCATAGCTAAATCCTCTTAAATTGGTTGCAATCCTGGTTGAGCGGTGTAATACTAAAACTCAACCAAATATAGGGGATGATACCATGAAAACTTTAATTATGATTTGTGCGGTTCTTTTATCCGGTTGCGCCGTAGAACGCAACAACGGCGAGTGCATTACGGTTGCGTACGGTAGCTGCATGTTGCGCTACGTTGATGGGCAAAAAGTCCCGGCAGGAGATGTGGACATGCGATTCACTGGGCTGTCTTCAGATAGCGACGGCAATTTCTCAGGCACAGTATCAGTTAAATCACGGGAGTGGTAATAATGGGTGCTGGAATACTTATCGACTACAACGACGGAAGACCGCGCATGGAGATCACCGCAGGGCTTCGCGCGCCAGCATACTGCACCAGCTTTAACCAGCGGGCACAGTCCAACAAGACGCTAACCATTAACACCCCTCTTACGGCGGGGTCACAGGTCGTCGTCGCGCTCACTCGCCCGGTAGAAGTGATTGAGGTATTCGACCAGACCCTGGTAATACCCGATCCGTTTTACGTTACGTCGGTTACGCGCAACGGTAATAGCGGAATAACCCTGCGCGGGGAGGATGCGTATGGCGCGTACTCCGGTTTACCACAATGGGCGGGCGTCATAATGGAAGTGCTGCCGGTTGGGTCGCGTAACGCGGGTTTACTGGTGGCGAACTCGACGGACTTCACCGCAATATCCAACGTGGCGAAGCTGATGACCTGCAGATACGCAAAGCGCGTGCGCGTCAACGGGAGTATGGCCTTGCCTGTTAGTGGTGTTCCGTTCGCCCGCTGGGATGACGGCAACGTATCAGTTGGCTTCGATGGCGGAAGTATTATCGTACGCAACGCGTCCTACGGGGGCATCGACGATGTGGCGGCTTCGGTGGACATGGACCTGGTAATATTCAACAATACACCCCCCACACCAGGGGCTGGGATCACCATGACGAATAGCCAGAATCAGGTCACGTTCTCGACGGTGAACAAGCCGTTCGTATATGACCGCACTATTAACATCGGAACGAGCGACCAGAATATTGGAAACAGCCTGATCCAGCTTTCATACACCGGCGCGCTGATTCAGAACAACGGGGGCTATAACCACGTTCGAATGAACGGGATACGCATGGCGGGTAATAATGTGCGCGTCGCTAAAAACCGCGTCATCGGCAACTACTCACGGCAGCAATTCCAGATGCCAGGTAAAAATATTGCCGTACCTACCCCGCTACTCGTCATCCCGAATATGTATTAAAAAGGGGCCGGATGGCCCCTTCGCACTTACCAAGTCCCCACTTTCACCCGTCCCCCGCCTGGTAACGGAACGTTTACGCCTGTCTTATCGATCGTCACGGTCCCACCAGAAAACCCGAAGTTACCCGATGTGGCGTACAGGTTGCCGCGGACCGTTACTTCGTTAAACTCCGCAGCGCCGCCTTTCCAGATACGCCAGCCGCGTGACCCTGATGCGAAGTTATTCGATTGCAGCGTGTCCGTGATCTGCGCGAAGTTTATGGACGCGTTCTTGATGCGTGCCGTGTCAATATACACTGTCCCACCGTCAACAATGAACGCAGACGACAGAGTGCCGTTAGACGGGTGCATGATGTAGAACTGGTCCGCCTTGAACGCGATGCGGGATTTAACAGCGCTGCCCGACGTCACAACGGAAAGCTGCATACCCGCATCATAGTAAGTCCCGTTATACGTCACGCCAGCCTTAAGGCTGTAAGTTGCGCTACCACCGGAGTGGTTAAACGAAGACGTCATCTTCTGCTCGATCGCGGCGGACTGCTGACCGAACTGTGCCGCGACCTGGGTCTTATACTCCGCCAGAGCGCCCGCTACGTCCGCCGTTGCCGTTTGCACTGACTGGATGGCGGCTTCCTGTTCCGAAAACTTAGCGGCAACCGTTTGCTGGTACTGGGCGAACGCTTGTTCCTGCGTACTTTGCGCGGTCTGCAACGTGTGGATTGCCGCTTCCGCATCGTCAAGGCGAGTACCGATCAACGTTTCCAGTTGCGCTACCGCCTGGTGGGCATCTGCCGCCACGTTATACGCGACCGAGATTTCTGCATAAATCCCCTTGTACTCGGCGCGGGCGTTAAACAATTGCTGTGCGTCGGTGAGCATAGCCTCATAAATGCCTTGCGGCATGGTGTCGATCGCTTCCTGGAAGCGTTTACCGTCCTCAGAAGTCAAGAACTCGTCGTCCAGCCCCTTCATATACTCGTCAACATTGTCACTCACCTGCCCTTCAAACGGGGCCGACCAGTCCGACAGGTTGCCGATTTTATCCGCTACACGGGCGCGCAACTGCTGATAGATGCCGAACTCCAGCGACGTTTGCGCATACTCCGACCCCGGGTATGGGACGTTGGTTAGGAATTTCCATTCCGTTTCACCCGTCTTGCGAACTTCAAGCTCGGTGTACGAAATATCCGTCGCGGCGTTGTTGTGGTTCCACTTCCACAAAATTTGGTGAAGGCCCGAAATCGCGTTGGTGATGATAGGCGCGTTAAGACCGCCGAGACGACCTTCCACCGGCGTGATAGCGGACGACACCCACGGGGATGAAATCTCGCCCATACCGATCGCGCGGACGCGCGCTTGGTAGTTACCGGAGAACACGTTAGGGATGTGCGCGCCGTTCGATGCCGTGCGGGGGATGTTTACCCAGTCGTTTCCCCACTGTACCGCCATATTCTGCAAGCTGGTACGTCGCCACTGGATCTCATAAACAACGGCATCCTTCACCGGCGGGAACACAATATCCACGTTGGTGATTAGCTGGCCTTGCGATGAAATCTGCGACGGGGTAATGGTCACGGACTCCGGCCCCTTCATTACGCCGTCAGGAACTTGCGTAAAGATGCCTGGGTCAAGGCGAGCGCCATTATCAACGGCATCATATTTGCTATCGTTGTATTCGATCCCGCGCACTGAAAAAGTGCTGGTAGAGTCGTCATATTCCAGGTCGGTGATGCGGAACTTCTGCAACTGGATATCGTTGCCATCGACGCAAAACGGCTGATCAGGAATCGGGTCGGCGTCCAGTGCGGTTTTTAGCGTAACCTTGTTGCCGTTGACGCTGGCAATCTCGCGAGTCTCCACATTACCGCTATCGGTGCGTACCAGGAATTTATCCCCAGGGCGGAACGTGATTTCGCTGTCTGTGTTCAGCACAGTCCGCGTGCCAGGATCTGACAACAGGCGACCGCCGCGTGTCTCGAAGCCGCCAGAAATGTTTGTATCGGCGATCGCGACTACACTACCCGGAATAAAGAAAAGTCCCTCCATGCCAACCTTAAAGCTAACTTGCTGGTCAAGCTGGTTGGAGATTAGCGCCCAGTGCCCACGTCGTTGCGCTTCTGACTCACGCGTACAGCCGATCGCCGTTATATCCAGACGGTTAATCTTATGGCGGCGTACCAGTTCGACACGCTGTCCCGTAGCAATGGCATCTTCATAGTGGTTCTTCGGGTTGCCGTATGCTACAGCGAACGTGGAATACCGAGTTTTCTGGCTCCCTGACGCGTAGTCGAATCGACCATCAATGACCGAGGCGTTGGTGATAGTGTGCGATACCGCTGCGACCGGCTGATCGCTTACAATATTCAACATCTGGTTGCCCCACCAGGTCATACCGGCAAAGATGGCGGCTAAATCCTTAAGCACGGTCCAGGCGTCGGTCTGCGACTGGATGTACATATCATTCTTAAATCGGATTTCCTGCCCGCCGTTGCCGTCGCTGACCAGTTGATCGCAGCGCTTCGCAATCTGGTAGAGCGCATATCTGTTTAGCATTTGCGGCTTGATCCGGCGACCGAGGCCGAAGCGCTCAGTAATACAAATATCATACCAGTGCCACGCAGGGTTATCCGTCCATGCGCGTTTAAACGTCCCGTCCCAGTCGCCCGAATAGGTATGGTTGATCGGGTCGTAGTTGTTCGGAACCAGCACTTTGCGGCCTTTGCACTTAATGGAAACGCGCGGGATGTTCTGGAACGCTTTAGCGTCGAACTCCACGAATAACAGCGCGGTTAGCGGGTAGCGCAGGCGGGCGTCGATAATCTCAGTAATTGATTGTACCTGAATATCGTTCACCACTTTCGCCGATGTGGAATCTGCCGTTGTGCGGTGAACTTCCACGCGCCAGCCGGTATTCACGTTCGGCGGTAACTCGATGCGGTGGTCGCGCTCGTACAGCGACATTGTTTTACCAACGGCAGCGAAGGTAAACTCACGCGGATCAGCGTTGTCCGTATACACAACGATTTTGTAGTCGATGCGCCCGCCCACCAGGTCGCCGTTGTCTTCGTTGGTGTACAGGGCCGGAATGCCGATTCGAATGCGCACGGCGTCAAGACTGGTGTCGTTAATCTGGCGCACCCACGGCGTGCCGTTTTCCAGTTTTACGCCTACGGATTGCTCACTTTCCACCGCTGAAAATCCGTGGATCACGTCCTGGTGCTGTGTGCCTGGGCGGAACTCCACGCGCGCGCCGGGGAAGTTTTCTGACAGGTCGGCGTTCTGGATCGGTGTTCCGTCCAGGTATACGCGCTGCCGTAATTCGTTAGGGTCGGTAATGCCTTCGAACTCACCTTCGCCCAGTGCGAGCAAGATGCGGATTTTAGCCAGCGAATGCAGGCTGTCCGGCGTCTCCTGTGGGGTGTGCTGTTTGCCGCCGCCGCCTTTATGGCCTGTGACGTCGTAGATAATCGTCATTCGTTCAAGTCCTCGGTTACGATTCCGGCGGAAATAATAGCGCCGCCGATCTCACGCTCGCCCCATAATACACCAAGTGCCGTACCTTGCGCGGTCGTGTTTACCGGTCCGCCGAACGCATAAGACGCCTTGTTATCCACGTCCTGCCGTGTCTGCAATCCTTTCGGTTGCGGTGACAGCAATTGCATAACGCCACCCAGCGCCATCGACATCCCGAACGAAAACGTTGCCGTACCGATAGCGGCAGCGGTCGCGGCGGAAGCTCCGAAAGCGGCAGTAGCAAGCCCGCCGGTGTAGAACGACGCCACCACGATGGCTACGCCCGCCAGTAATTGGCCTAGTCCGCGTTTTGCGCCGGTCATAACCGGTGCGATGGTAACTACGCGGTCGCCGTGGAACTCTCCTAACTCGTCGTATCCGGTCATTGTGTGATTGCCTTTGCGCACCTTGAACATAATATTTTCCAGGTGGGCCGACATTAGAAAGTCCTGTAAGCCAGGCAGCTTCACGCATAGGCCTGTGATACCTTCGCCCGGGGTGAAGCAATCCAGCTTGTGCACTTTACCAAAACGACGCCCTAAGACGCCGTATAATTTAAATGTGGTCATTGCCATTCTGTGATATCCCACGGTAAGTCTTTATGACGTACCCATTTAACCACATTGTCGCGGAAAAATCCTGCCCGGAAGGGGATCACGCTCGACAGGCTGCCGTAGATATGGTGTAGTAGTTGGTTGCCCGGAAGGTAGATTCCGGCGTGGTTAGGCACTGGCGCGCTAATCTGCATGATGACCATCGCCCCTGGCGTATTCTCCGCACACTCCCGGAAGCCCGCTCCATACCAATTGTCCATATACAGGTTTTCGCCTGTCTCCCACCAGTTGTACGGTACGCGGAAGTCTGGCAGGTTTACGCCATGCTTTTTATGCCAGTCCATAACGAGGCCATAACAATCCGTAATTCCGAGAACAAATCGGCGACCCACCAGTGGCGGGTCTTCCGGGTCGATCTCGATAAAGTCGCCATACTCATTGGTAATTGTCCAGACGACGCCGCTGCCGTTGCAGCCGTTGACGTCACCCAATGACGGGGTTAACTCGCGCTGACCTGGGTGTGAGTGGACTACGCGAACGACATCGCCCATATCCTCAGCATCCATCCAGGCCGTATCACTGATTGTAAACGCGTCCTTACGCGAGCGCGCACCGGTAGGATCTTCGAATACGTTAACGCACGGGATAAAAACTTGTTTGCGGCCCACCATGACAACCAGGCCGCAGGCTTCTTCCGGCAGACATGCCGCGACGTGTGCGGCGATATCGCTTTTAACCTTCTTCGTTAACATGACTACCCCTTAATTAATCTGGACCCCGGAAAGCCGCCGAAGTCCAGCACCGCCGCTTTAGGGTCCGCAAGCCCTTGCCCAAATCGAAGATAACAGTCGGACAAACAGCCGCCGCATCGGTCCATGTTCATCGCGATGACTTCATTACCTCGCTCGTCGTAATACTTGATGCCAGGCTTCGCAAGGTTCCACGTGCAGCCGTCCCCGCTGGCGTACTTCCCATTGAGCGCCCATTCGCACATGTTCATGATCTGGCGGCGGGGAACTACTTGCCCCTCCATATCCGCGGGTGAGGATAATGCGAAGGTGATCTGCTTGCCTGGATTGCGCCCAACCTGTGAGTCGATGTAATACTCCTGGACACGTTTTTGCGTCGGGTCTGGATCCGACCCGTTATCCAGGAACTTCGCAAACGTGTCGATTATTTCAACCTTCGCGCCCAGTAGCTGGTCGTGATTCAGCGACAGCCGGGTGATTATGCCGCCAATATCAACGATGGTTAGCTGCGGTTCTGCTGCCGTTGATGTGGAGAAGTTAAGGCCGGACAAATCGAAGGGCCAGAATTCGAATTCCTGCCCGCCGAAGAAGATAGATTTGGGCTTTAGCTTGTCCTCGTCTCCGCCCGCGGCAGCAATATCCTCGGCAGTGTGCGGAATAAAGCAGTAGTGAAAATAGTGATGGCCCGCGCCGATCGCGCCGTCGCCAGGCTCCACGTCCTGCGCGTCAATGTGAATCAGGCGAACGCGTCCCGATGGGTCAAAGCGCGTCGCCTCGCGATATAGTTTATTCATCTTACGAATCCAATAGCGGTCTTAAGGGTGGCGGACACCGTTGCCGTGTTGTGCCCGTTGTCAGTGTACGACAAGCTCGAACGCTCGACCACGAATAAACCCGTTTCGCCATCCGGAGCGGTGACAACAAACGGCTTGACGAAGTGACCGCGCAGAAAGTTATAAACCAGTTTAGGGTCGCACCACTTATCAGTAGTCAGTCCGACGAATTGCACGGGGAACTGTTTCGTTTCTGCGTTCGGTCCGTCCGCGATGTTCTGTCCGTAGCCATTACCGAATTGCAATTCCTCCGACCGGAAAGCTAACTGCACGTCGCCGCCGCCCTGCAATTGCATGTGCCAGTAATAGGGCCATTCGTTTGACCGTGGGTCGTGTGCTTCGATTAGCTCATATGCCGCACCGGATTTCGTCGGACCGGCCCAGTTATCTTTCAGTGTAATGACCGTGTTCGAGTTGAATGCCGCAATTTTGCCGGTGTAGTCGTTGCCGTCGATGCGGGCGAATACGCGTACCTTCCCGATCTCGCTAAGGAACGCCGTTCCCGCGCCCGTAACGGTCTTACTCCCCTTAGTTAATGTGATTGTACCTTGTGACATAAAAAAGCCCCCACGATGGATGTGAGGGCCATTTTATCATCGTTTGTAAAGTACACCACCCGGTTTCGTCGCTTTCACGATCTCGGCCTTCACCGCTTCGGTGATTTGCTTGCCGAACGCCTGCGCGGTACGGGGGTCCGGCCCGCTGACACTGGTATCTGTTTTACCGGACCCCGTGTAAACGTTAGTCGTCACGACCATACCACCGCCTGCGCCAGACGCGGCAACACCCAGTTTCCCGTCTGGCCCGCGCTTCAGTGGCATGATGGCCTCGGGTCCAGCCTCGCCCATCAATCCCGCGCCCTTAGCGAACGCCTGGACGCCATAACTGAAAAAGGTAGGCTGGCTTACCACTTTCCCCGAATAGGCCGCGAGATTGCCCCCTGCGTAAGCTCCGCCGTCCGCATTCTTAGTGAGGCCCGAGAAGATAGCGCCGAACAATCCGTTTTTGCCGCCGTCGCCACCGAAAGCGCTAACGATGGACTTGAATGCCTGCGATGTAGCCAGCTTGATTAATTCGCTCAGGATGGACTTAACCATATCCTTTGCGTTCAGCTTGCCAGTCTCGAAAAACTCGTTCATCGTGTCCTGCATAGCGCCGAACGTGAATTTTGTGAGTGACGTCATCTGCGTATAGCCGTTACCCATTTCATCCACGCTATCCTTAAGCCCACGGCTGAATCCATCCCATAGTGAGGCGTTAGCACCGGTCTGTGCTTCCTGCACTTCGCGCAGTTTAGACACCGCCAGATCAATATCGGTATCACTAGCGCCCACCCGCTTAAGGCGGTCAATTAGCTGCAATTCTTCGCGCAGGTTAGCCGCTTCGCGAGTGGAAAGCGCATAGCCCGCCGCGGTGGCTTTTAGCTCGGCGTTCTGGTTCTTAACGAAGGCGTCGATCTGCGCGTGCGCCTTGACCTGCTTCTCTTTCGCGTCCAGCAATTTGGCTTCTTCGACGATCTGCTCGCGTACTTCCTTCACGCGTCCGAATTCGACCATCTGCTGCTTTTCTGCTGCCGTTAGTGCTCTTTCTTTGCTTGCTGCGATTAACTGCTCATTATCCGCGATCAGCTTGTTTAGGGCCGCTTGAGCGCGTTGCGTTCGGGTCTGCGTCGAGGAGTTGGCTTCGATCTGCTTTCCAGACTCACGAAGCTGTGCCAGTTCGCTTCGCGCGACTTCCAGCATTTTCAGCCCGGCATCGACTCGAACAGCGGCGGCCTTCTTCGGGGCGGGGTCTTTGTAACGCTCGTTTACCTGCTTCACCGCCTCGGCAAGCTCTTTCTCGTCAATCACGCCGCGCTTATTAAGCAAATTGAGGCGGGCGATCTCGTCGGCGCGCCGCTTAGCGTTGGTTGCGTACTCCTTCTCAAACGCGGCGCGGTCGCGGGCAGTGCGGTTTGCCTCCTCGTTCGCCTTTGCTGATTGTTCCGCGGCGTTGGCGTTGTCACGCTCTGCACGGTTGCGCAGGGTGAGCGACGCGACTACTTTCTCCTGGGCGACCATTTCGCTATAAAGCATGTTAATACGTGCTTTCTGCGCTTCGGTCATCACCCCACCGGCAGCGTTGACCGCTTTCATCTCGGCATAGTAAGCCGTGGTCAGTCGCTGCAATGATTCACGCGCTTTCATCTCTGACTCATTCGAGGACTGCGCGCGGCCCACATCCAGGATGGCGTCCCACATAGATTTAGCTGCCGATGTAACGACGTTCATCGACCGCTCAAGCGTACCCATGTTGGACTTAATATCGTTGGTCATAGTGGTAAACGACGCCGCGGCTGTTTTGTTAGCCAGCGCCACCGCTTCGGTTTCGCGACCAGCCGTCACTAGTGACTGCACCTGCTGGATCTGCGCTTCGTTTACGACGTGATACTTATCCGCCAATGCCCGTAAGCCGCCTACCGGGTCGGTTGACAGCTTCGCCACCGCCGCGACCACATCCTCGATCGGCTGGCTGGACACCTTCGCGAAGTCATTCACTACCTTAGCCAATGCGCCGAAGTCACCACCCGCTTTCACACCCGCCGCCGCCAGCGCCTGGATTGTGTCACGCGTCTTGCGGAACGACCCGCCCATGCGCTCGGCGTTCTCGGATAGCACCAGGATCTGGTTTGCAGTGAGTCCGGAAATGTTACCCGACAGCGCCAGCGTCTTGTTAAGCGCTGCGACCTGGTTTTCGGCACGGGACGTAACCGCCACTCCTACGCCTAACGTTGCCGTTAGTGCTGCAATGCCGATCCCTACCGGACCGAGGAAGCCCGCAACATAACGCAGCGTGTTACCCAATCCACCGAACGCCCCGGTAAGCTGTGGTAACTGCTGAAGCATGACGCGGTGAACTGGCATCCCCATCTCAAGCGTAACTGCGATATCCTGTAACTGGAATGCGGCGTTACGCGAGGCAAAGCCCAGGTTTTTGGTCGACATGCCTAACCTGTTGGCAAGTCGCTCCTGTTTCGTCATGCCATCTGCGGCGCGCTGCGATTCAGTCGCCAGCTTCTCCATTCCACCCGCGGCGTCACTCGTAACCTTTTTGGATTTGCCGAGTGTGTCGTTTAATTTCTTAACCTTGTTTTCTGTGTTCTCGGATTTCTGTGCGAATGAATCAAGCACAGTATTCGCCGTTCTGATTTGTGCGACATCCGCCTTTAGCGTGATGCCTGCTGCTTGATCTGCCATTATGCAGCCCCCTTTTTTATGCAGTTGCCGGTTGACATTGTATCAGCGAATTTAAAACAAACCTTATTCAGTCTCAGACGAGGGGGGCCATTGACCCCCGTCTAGTCTGAAAGACTGGGGATTGTCCCGCTTGTCCCGATCGGCTAAAAACCCGCGGCAGCACTGGCTGGGATGGGGTGCTGTCCCGTTTTGTCCCGCCCCTGTTTGTCCCGCTTTCTGTCCCGCTTACTTTATGCACGAAATCTGAATAGGTATGCACGTTTCTGTGGCGGGACCGATCGGGACATCCCGCTTGTCCCGCTTTGAGTTTATGCAATGAAAGTGCGTAGGTATGCAGTTTTGCGGGGCGGGACAAAACGGGACGTCCCGTTTTGTCCCGCTTCATTATGCGGGGTTCTGCTGCACCATTTCATCAAGCGCGATTCGTTCCATTAGCTTGATATCTTTAAACGCGCGCTGCTCGTTTTCGATGCCGTGCATCTTAAATAACCACTCCAACACGCCGTAGTCGATGCCGTATGCGCCACCAAATCCGGTGCGCCATTGCGTGGAGCAATCTGTGAAGACTGCGACTATCTTCGCGTTGTCGGGCCATAGCGCTACAGGCGGACAAACATCTTCGGGGGACGCACCCCATAAACTTGCGGCTAAATCTTCAGAGGGTGGCGGCGGGCCATAAAAGCGCCGCGCCGCCTCAATTAGTTTTTTTCACGCAATCCCATCAGTTCGAGATAGTACGACGTGTGGAACACACCGAACGCGCGAGGATAGTTGACCACCAGGCGGCGGACGTTCTCCGCGTTAAATTCGTCTGGCAGATTCCAGCCTTCCGCAACGTGCATGATGGCCTCGACCATAACGTTAAAGCCGTCCGGGTCATTGTCGTCATATTCTGACAGCTTCCGTTCGGTGTCCTGCATGGTTTGCGAAAACTCGTCGATAGGGCGGTGGCGGACGGTAAACGTCATCTTGCCCGGTTCGTTCTCACCAGGGCGCGGGATCTCAATCGGCAGCTTAAAGGTCGGCTTAGGGTCAAGTGTAAAGAGTGGTGCTTTAGCCATTGTAGTATTCTCCAATAAAAAAGGGGCCGTGCTGGCCCCATATTATCACTCGCTATTTAAGCGACCAAATCAAGACAATTCCTCGACCAGATCCTTACGGTAGATAACCATATCAGACTGCATGGTCAGAGTGGACTGTACCGTTTCCACGTTGTTTACTTCAGCGGAAGGAATCTTCTGGAAAGATACCTTTGCCGGGTAAATACGAATCTCACCTTTGCCGCTTGCTGCCGCTGGGTTAGTGAACTTAATCACAGTGGTTTTCTGTGTGTCGTCCAGGTCTTCCAGGATTGGGCGGATCGGGTCTTCATCGTCGTGGGTGAAGGTGTATGTCTGCACCAACGGATTTTTCGTGGTGTTCAGACTGATCGCGGTGTTCACCTGCAACGGCTGGAAGGTAGTCGTCTGCTGGTCGCCACCAGATACGGCAACGTTAGTGATGAAAGGGAAGTCGATAAAGCTCGACACCTTCACCACTTCGCCCGGAGTGCCTACCCCAAACGCGCCAGTAGGATATTTGGTTACGTCAGAGGAGTCGAAGCGCGCCAGCGTAACGTCGTTGGTGTCCACTTTACCAACGATGAATGCGCGGTTAAGCGCTCGGACCCACGGGGTTTTAGTGAACATAACAACGTCGCCAACAACCAGACCATGCGAAGCCGCACAGGTAATTACGCAACCTTGCGTAAGGTCGGAGATAGACGCGGCGGCGTTGGTAGCTGCCGTAACAGCGATGCCGCTGCCCAGTACGGACCCAATCTGGACGCTGGACCCGTTAGGAAGTTGATAACCCATAATGAACGCTCCTGTTTATATATACGGTTTAATGATACAGCACGCGCAGAATAGCGCCAAATCAGGCGCAACAGGTGTAGGGGACTGTAACCACGATGCGGGCGCGATCAACGTCCTCAATAACCGAACTGGTGTATGGCGCGTCCTGAAGCTGGAATGCCGCGCCGGTAAGCCTTACGGCCTGCCACTTGTCAGACGCCGCGATGGCGTCCGCCAGTTCGCTCGCATACTGTGTGCCAGTGCCCGCAGGAAATACCACGGCGATCTGATACACGCCTGCATATATCCGGCCCTTCTGCTGGAAGCCCACAAACTGGGTAGGGGCCGGAAGCAGATATGGTTCCAGGTAGACACCGCTGCCGTTTGCGTGGTCTCCGCTCACGTTCTCCCAGTTAACCTTTATCGGGCGCGTGCTAGTGCTCAGGCTAACCGATAGCTCATCGACAACGCTGTTAAGCGCCTTGCGGATTAGAGTATTGCTCATTATTTCACCTTCGAATTAATTTCTGCCGCTACGACGCGAACAATCCCCGCGGGCGCTTGTTTACTCCAACCATACTCCAGTCGCTGCGCGTACGGCACATTGTTCGTAAACCAGATCGACCCGTATTCGCCAGAATCATAATGCGCCAGCACTTCACGCCCTGCGGCTAATGTTGCCGTTCCGGCCTTATCCACGCGGTCGATAGCGCCTACAGCCGGACGGTCGAACGTAACCTGCCAGTTTCCCCGGAAGCGTCCGCCGGTGTAATTCTTCGCAGCCCAGCCACGCTGGCGGAACGTGACGTTGCCGTTTTTAGTCTTGAATGATACAAGCACACTGGCGTGCTTCTTCTGCCCGCGCTTCAGTTTGCCGCCGTTCTTTCGACGCTGCGCCGCGTTCACCTTGTTCGCGTGTTCGCGCGCAAGCGCGTAAGCCTTGTTAATCTTCCACCGGCGTGGGTCGCCTACCGGGGAGATCTCAATAAGGCGTCCGAGTATTTGCATACCGTACGCCCGCACCGCCTTGTCGTTGTTCTCCTTCGTCTTATCCACCCATGTAGCAATAGTGGCGGCGAAAGAGTAGACTTCAGCCACGTTAGCCCCTTAGCTGTAGTTGAAACAGCATGGTAGTGCCAGCCGGTTGCAGTGGGTTAGGATTGATGACCCGGTAGTCTGTGCCGTTCAGGTTAACCAGGTCGCCCACCCGCAATTGCTCAACCGCCCGACATAAAAACTTCACATCACCAGCAACGATACGCGTTCCGTCGATCTCGCTAGGCTTGTACTCCTCGCGAAGACCGATGACGTCAAACGAGGTCGGCTGGATGACCACTTCTTCGCCGTCTACGCGGTCAACCGATCCCGGACGCGTAACCGTAACGGTCATGCCGAATTTTTTAATCAGCAGATTCACTTTCCGCTTTAATCCTGCGTAATTAAAGCCCGCCATCTTCTTCACTCTCCTGTGCCGGTGGTACTGGTTCTGGCTCCGGTTGTTCTGGTTGCTGTTTAGCGTTGGCGGCGATTATCGCCGCGAGTAATGCAGGATTCATATTACCCCCTGAATACGTCGAAATTGCCTGCGGCGTTGCCGCCTGAATCAACCCAGTGGCCTAACAAGCCATCCCACCACGGGAACGACACCCCGCTACCAATCGACGCCGGGTCATACTCCATCGTGATCGGGCCGACCGTTTCGCGGATAGTCTCTTTACCATCGCCGACCGGAGAAATATCGATCTCGTCCACCACCAACAGCGCCAGCCGGTAAACAGCTTGCTCAACGGCAACGGGGATTGATGCAAAGTCTACGATTTGCCCGACAGGCACTACCGCCACGACTTCGGTTAGCGTGTCGCGCACCGGCTTCCCGTCCGATGGGTAATTGATGCGGGGCCATGCGTCTATTCCTGTCTGGTCCGCCTGTTCGCCGATCCAGGTGATGCCGTTAAGGAAGTCATTAACGATGGTAAGGTGTCGCGTTGCATCGCCCAACGTGACTTCAACGCCTCGCGCAGCTGCATAATCGACAAAGGTTTGCGGGTCGCCATACATTAGATTCACTCCTATAAAAAAGGCGGGCATAAGCCCGCCCATTTGGGATGTGCGTCGATTAAGACGCGGAGGTCGCCGTCAGCGTAACCAGTACGCCAGCGGTTTCCTTGATGTGGCGGGTAGGCACTGCCTGTGCGGCCTGGGTCTTACGACGGCCTTTAGTATCGCCATCCCCCACAGCGCCAACATCCTGCACGGTTGCCGGTGCGTTGTCTACCTGGCCCTGGTCCAGCTCCCAGTTAGCGGAAGTGGTGATATCGTCCAGCTTGAACGAGCGGACGCCTTCGATCGGGGTACGAGCGGACGCCTTCAGACGATAGCCTTTAACAGCCACGTTGAAGTCGAACTCGCCCTGCCACCAGCGCTCAATGTTCTCGTTGCCGCCTTTTTCCTGCGCCAGCATATCGAGGCCGTTGGTGGTAACTGCAACCGCGCCAGGGACCAGACCCAGCATTGTTCCCGCGCCCATAGCATCGGCAGCGGCATCGGAGATAATGAAACGACGGCCCAGGCCATCGCCCATTACCTGGAGATCGCCAATTGCGAATACCTGTTCCGCGGAAGGGAGCGCCTGGTACGCAATGAAGTTTGCCCAGGTAACGCCGTCCATAAACCATGACTTAATCAAAGACGCCTGATCGCCGAACTTAGAAGCCGCCAGCGGGAAGTCTGCCAGGGTCGGGAAGGTACGACCGCCAACGCCGTCAACGCGCGCCGGTTGGGTGTATTTTGCCGCTGCGTTGCTTTCGATCGCCGCTTTACTTGCGCCGATACCCGCTTTCAGGTAGTGCAGCATAATCGCTTGAGTAGCCTGCGCCGCAATCTCAGCCGCAACGCTGTTAACGTTGGTTTCGATTTTAGCCATCATAGCCTTCGTGATTGCTACCGGACCCACTTTCGCGGAAAGGTTAACCGAGTTGGTCAGCATACGCGCCAGCACTTTAGCGGTCGCCGGAGTGCCGACAGGGGCATAGGCGTTACGGTCGGTAACGAGGTTGGCGATCAAGCCTACGGACATTTTCTCTACAACATCCTTCAGCACTTCACCAGTCCCGAGAACAACAGCGCCATTGGCGGCAGCGTTGAACACGTTCAGGTTGTCGGGGATCATTTGCGTAACCGCGGTAACGAGTTTACGCTGGAACACTGTTAAAGACATATCGAAATCCTTTGAGTTGTGAGCATTCGCCCAGTGACGTTAATGTTACCTTAGATTTACGCGCTCGCAAAATCGCCCGCTTTCGCGGGCGATCTGCTTACTCGTCGTCGCCCATCTTAGCGATGATATCTCCTGCCTGTTTCGTAAGGTCAGTGATACCGAAGCTATGGCCCATAGTGATTTTCGACTTCACATCTTCGACAACCTGCGTCGGTTTGCTAGGCGCGCCACCGGCTGGCGTGCCAGCCAGAACGGATGCAAAATCGGCGTTATTACGGAACTCTTTTTCAAGCTCTTCCATAGTCAGCGCGGACGGTTTGCCATCCTGCAATACACGCACTTTCAAGCTGCCGTCTTCACCGTCTTCCAGCGTCAGGCGGTCCATTACGTGGCGTTGCATGATGCCCGCATTCTTACCGAACAGCTTCGACGCCAGGTCTTTGGCGGCGCTGCCGATGGTTAGATCGTGGATCTGCTTGCGGTAGGCTTCGATTTTTCCCGATGTGTCTGCTTCGTGTTTCGCAAACTTATCCTTCCAGGACTTATCGATCGCTTCGAGGTCGCCATTTTTGCGCGCGGCGGCTTCCTCTTTCTCTTTCGCAAGTCGCTCAGCTTCGGCGCGGCGTTCGGCTTCTGCTTTCTTCTCGCTCACCAGCTTAGCGTTGTTGTCTTTCAGACCCTTGATTTCCGCCTGTACTTCTTCTGCGGTCATGAAAGTTGATTTATACCCGTCGCCATCGGCAACAAAAAGCGCCTTCATACCTTCCGGCAACGCGTCATATTCTGCTTTAGTAAGTTTCATGCTATCCCCCTGGGATTGTGGCAGAGCAGGCCACCCGCTCGACTTCACGCTTCTAATATTATCAGCGATAAAAATAATCGCAAAATTCGCTTGCAATCCTCGTATTGGTTGCACTATATTGGTTGCACACCAACAACGAGGAAATGACAATGATCAAAGTTAACTATGCCGATCTTAAAGCCGCTATGATGTGCGCCGCAACTAATGACGTGCGATACTATCTGAATGGTGTATTTTTCGACGAGGAAGGATTCATCGTGGCCACCGACGGTCATCGTTTGTTCTGCGGGTCCGCGGTTGTTCCCGAAGGTGAAAGTAAAATAGTAGCAATTAAAGGCCGCTTACCTACTAAATTCGAATACTGCAACATAGACGGCACCTCCGCTGCGTTCTTTGATAGTAAAGACGTATTAATCGGTACCATACCCGTAGAGATCGTAGACGGCCGATTCCCAGACTGGCGTAGATTTACGTCTTTCGACAGCGCTAAAGTGGAGGCTATAGGGTTTGCCGGGGCATACTTGTCCGACGCCTGCAAAATTGCTAAATTGTTCGACCGTAAGTTTGATAGCTTAAAACTGGAATTTCAGGGAGTAGACAAGGCGACACGTGTGCTGTTCAAAGGCGGTGCCTTCCTTGTTATCATGCCGATGCGTTTGTAGCTAACAAAAGGGGGCCATTACGGCCCCCGAATTATTTGCTGCAATTCCAGCACTTGCGCCCTCAGCTTCGCACCACACTCCATATTTTTAACATCAACCAGCAAGTCTTCGTCTGGATCTGCCGAGGCATTCTCAAAGGTGCAAGGCGGTCTATAGACCGACTCGGTTAGCGGCATCGATGGCACTTTGCTTGATCCGCACGCGCTCATCATCAAAACGGCAATCAGTACGGTTAGGACGCGTAACATATTTCACAACCTCTTTCGTGATAGTCCTGTATTCCACATCGCGGGCCTGTTCTGCCTGCACAGACCCCTCGACGACCTTAGTTTGCTGCCGTTGGGCTTTCGCTTGCGCTTCTTGCGCCGCTCTCGCCTCAACGCCTGCACGGTAGGAATCACCCAGCCAGAAGCCAACCGCCAGGCCGATAACCAACCCGATCGCTGCGTATTTAATCACGCCATAACCCCCGATTTTTAAGCTGCGCAATCGTCATTAGTTCGCCGGTGTCGGTGAACATCTTCGGCACTTTCACGCCGCGCATAATCTGATCCGCGCGCTGCACCCCGTATAATTCTTCCAGGATATGGCGCGGCTGGCGCTGCACCCAGGAGAAGAAATCAGTCTGCGCGTCGACCTGCTCACTCAGCAATCGGCCCGCGTCAGCCTTCAGTGCCGGACGCTTACCACTGGGCCAATCCTCCATACCTTTGACTTTCCACGTCTCCGTCGAACGGCAGCAATAATGCAGCTTGCCCGGGCCAGCGCCATATTGTGATCCCGCCACCACTTTCCCTCCGCGCTTTCCTTTGGTGTCGGGAGTAACATCAACCGGATAAAACAGGCGATCGCGTAGCTGGCACATGGGAGAAGTATGCGTGTCCAATGTAGCCAACCATTGGCGACCTTCGAGAATATCGTCATTAGCTTTTACCATTAATTCGCGGGCGGTCGCCGCATAGTGGTTGACCGCGGACTTAACAACGCTTGAGATCGCTTGCGCACTACGACCGCCTAGCGCGCTCCTCACGTCCGCAATAATTTCCATCGTCGGCTTGCCCTGGATGAATCCGGCGCGCACTTGATTGCCGATCTGCGTCCTTGTCCACTCTGAAAGTGAATCGGGCCATTGCATCATGGTGTTTCCCTGGAACGGGTTTTTCATTGCCGTCGCGGCAATCTGCGCGCCGGTAACAACGCCAACTACTTCAACCGCAGGTACGGCGACCGCGGGCTGGATCGCTGCCGTTAATGTATCGGCGAGATAATCAGCCTCGGTGTCGGCGAACTCCCGAAGGCTTTCAGCCAGCGCCTTAAACTCGGTGCGCAGTTCCGTTTTAACGGTCTTGTCGAGTTGCGTCAACAGTGTGGTAAGCGCCTTGTTATTAATGGACTTTTTGCCATCAAGTAACTCGGTCAGCTTACCAAGTAAAGCGGGCCGGAACTTCTCCCACATAGTCAGCACCCTTCGCGCCTGGTCATTGCTCAGGCGCTGTGTGAAGATGTGACGGCGAATCATTCGATCCGCCAAATGTTGATTAATTGTCTTCGCCATTGTCCGCTACCTTGTCCGGGTCTTCTTCGGGAGATTCTACCGCATCAGGGGACATTTGAGGCAATGGATTCTGATTTCGCAATTCGTCTTCCACCTGCTCGACGGTTTGCGAGTCGTCGATGACGCCCTGCGCCATCATCCACTTGATGAAGTCAGCCAGTCGGACCGTACCCGTCTGCACACCCGACATCATCGCGGTCATAAGCTGCGCATCAACCGTGATTTCGGTGTAGAACTTATTCAGCGTCACACGCTGGTCGGCGGTGTCTCCCGTGAATAGCTGGACGATTTGCAGCGCACGGTTGAACGCCTTCTCAACGTTACCGGCAATAAGCGACAGGATACTGTTATCAGTCTGCGCATCGTAGGCCGCCTCGGTTGCCGTCTTAGGTGCGGTCCCCTTCTCGACCAGGGCCGCGCCAAGTTTAGCCATTTGCAATTCGCGACGCTCACACAGGGCAACAGACAAGTTGCGCTCCTCCGCCTGAATCAGTTTAGCGTCCATGTTCTGGCCCAGGATAACGCCCTTAGTCGCTCCGAGCGCGATGCCACCTTTCAGGTTTTTGTCTGCCCATGATTGAGTCAAGCCCGTCGCAACCAGGGTAGGTTGGCCCACGATGTGCGCAATCTCGGCGACGTCCGCTTCGGCGTTGTAGTGCTTAATGTTGATGGACGCGATATCCGCCAGCGGAGCGGCGTCCGGCGTCGCGTTGTTGTCCACAGCACCACACCAGCAAAACGGAAGTTGTGTAAGCGCATTACCAGAGGCATCCACCAGCGGCACAAGGTCGGTGCGGGTAAATCCACGCGGCAAGTCCATTTGCACCTCGGACGTGTCGGCGTTGTAAAACCAGCGGCGGGCGTGTGCCGCACCGTTAATCATGCGAAGCTCGGTCCAGATTGTTACTTCGTGGTTTGCGAAGTCGTCCGGGTCTTCGGTGCTGATTTCGTCCGTTTCCTTCAGCACAATTAGCGTATCGACGCCGTGGGTCTGCCGCCAGTTGATGATCTGTTCTGCCGTGTACAGGCGGATAAGCGGGCGGTGTGACGCCATCTCGGCGGCTGTCTGCGGAACTACGTTACCCAGTTCATCAAAATGCGCCTGGCGATCGTAGTCCACCATAAAGCCCGCACGGCCTGATTGCAGCACTTCCGACATAGCACCGCGCAGGAGTTGCGGCAGTGGCATACCGCTCCCGTCGACGTCGTCAATAAGGTCAGCCATCGCCCCGGAAAGGTCCAGACTTACCGGTTTAGCAAAGGCAACGCCTAACAGCGCGTTAAGTGTGCGGGCGGTGGCGTTCAGGAATACAGCGCGTTGCTTGTACGCCTTATACCGCGCCCGTGCTTTCGGGTCAGTATTGTCCCCACTGGCGGGATGAGGCAGGTACAAGGGGCCGCACGCCTTCACTGCGCGCTCCCCTGCTACGCAATCGCGGATCATCTTCCACTCGGGCGCGATGCGCGCATAAAGTGGGTGCTGGTTGTCAACGTTAACGGTCATGGTCGTTTCCTTAGTAGAAGTCTACAGTTGGAACAACGGCGATTGGGCGAATCACTGGGAACAGGTGCGCAATTGGATAGCCCGCGGCATCGTTCATGTGGTCCACACCGGCGGTTTTATCCGGCTCGCCTTTCTTCAGGTCGTAAACCTGCTGTTCCAGACATTTCGCTAGTGTAGGGCATTTATCCAGGTTGACAAAATACTGGCGCACGCCCTTCGAGTTGCACATCATCGTATTCATCGCGATCAATCGATCTTTCACAGGCGGGTTAACGCTGTCGTACTCCACCTCGAAGCCCGCGTCTTCCAGTTGTGCGATATCTGACGACGATGCGTTGACAGTCTTGCGGGACTTGCCGCTGCTATCCGGGTAAACGACGACCCGACCGGCAGCACAATGATCGGGGTAGCGCTCCTCGATCGCCTCAATCATAGCCGGGGTGTCAAACAGATCCACAAATTCATCCACTGCGTGTATCTCGTCGAGGAACTCCTTGTTTTCGGTGATGCGCTGCCGTCTAACGTACACGACCGCCGCCATCTTCGTGACGTTAAAGTCCATACCGATAATCAGCGTGTCTTCCGGCTGCACTTCTTCGGTGCTGGCGTTCTCCTCCCGGTTGAACATCTTGTACACCGCGCCCGACGTAAGGTTGACAAACAGGCCGTTCAAGTACGCATCAATCAGGTTAGCGGGGTACTGACTGCGCAGCGTGTCGATAAAGTCTGCCGGTAAGTGGTGATTATCGGTAGTCTTCGCCCGGATCAAACGTTTCTGGCTATCCTTCTCCACTTCGAAAATCTGGTACATCGCCCGGTAGCCTTCAGGCGTTGACACGATGACGAACTGGCGGACGAAGCCAGCACGCAGACGACCGAGCAATTTGTGATATGCCGCCAGCGCGACGTCTTGCTTAGTAGTGTCGAACTCGTCGGCAACAATCCACGCGGCGTTGACCCCGATTAGGCGGGTGTAGTTTTCCATTGATTCACAGATTACGCGTGTCCATTTGCCTTTCACCAGCACGCTATAAATCTTGTCCTGCTTATTGAACTTCCACCGGAAGCCAGCCTCGTCAAATGCCTTTTCCAATTCCGGGTACATGATTTTAACCAGGAGTGGAATAGTCGGTTCTGTCACGATGCCATCATGACCAGGGTTCAGTGTTAAAAGCTGGATGACCTTTCGCGCCGCAACCCATGACTTGCCGCCACCGAAGCCGGAACACAGGCCGAGGATTTTAGTCTTCGTGTCGCGCAGTAGTTCAACCTGGTGCGGCAAGCAATCGGGCTGGTAAAGGCGGACGGCCTGCGCAACGCGTGTTGGGCGTGGCGGTCGGTTGCGCTTTGCGATCGCGCGTTCCAGTGCGCGGTGTTCTGCCGCATAGTTACGCATTACTCACCCTGACCTTTGCCAGTAGGCTCCACAACGACGTCGCCGTTATCATCTTCGTCGTCATCCAGCGGCACATCGTCTCGGACGCCGTGGTTTGCTTTAAGCAGGAACGTAGCGAAGCCCGCCGCGATGGTCACGCCGCCAGCTTCCATCAGGAAAGTTTTCTGCAACTCCATAGCATCCGCCATCGCCTCGGCGAACTCCTCATGTGCGCGCGCCCAGCGATACAGGCAAGCTACGCCCACACCGATTTCCGCGGCAAATCGACCGAAGGTTGGCATTTTGTTGCGGGGGATTACTTGCGCAGCGCCTTTATCGGAGTAGTTAACCTGCCAGGCGTCGGCGTCGGCAAAATAGCGGCGAAGCTGGTCGCAGTAAACGGATCGGTAGTCAGTAGGGCGTCCACATTTGCCGCCTTTACGGCGCTTGCCGTATTCGATCTCCGGCCCGAGATTGGTATGTTCTGTTTGCTCGCCAGGTTTACGGCGCGGGGTAACTGCTACTCGTCCGTCCAGTTTGGCGCGACGGCCCTTAACTTTAATTTCTGCCATGATATAAGCCCTTTTGTGCATATGCGCCGACCATCGGCAACATAAGAGACGGCCCTGCCATCTAAGTGGATTATA